TCACTTATTGTCTGAGAAAAGCCCATCCATATAATTGTCAATTTTTTGATCCGTTTCCGCTCTTTCTTCCGAAAATGTATGCTGATACACATTTTTTAGCGTTGATGGTGTTGACCATCCGCCACGTTCCATTGCATACTTATCGGGCACACCAAGAGCCAACATAATGGATGCATTTATATGACGTAGATCGTGAAATGTCATGTGCTTTCCAGTCTTTTCAAGTATTATAGATACAAAGTGCTTGTAAATCGTGCTTGCTGATAAAGTCACTACATAATCATCCGGATTACCTGCTCCTATCATATCCAATAGACGTTCTGGCACTGCAAGTTGCCGTGTACTATTAAATGTTTTGGTTTTCTCTTTTTCAATTTGCCCTGCCATTGCGATCCGTACGTTACGCACAGTCAAAATTCCGTTGCTGATGTCTTTGTAACGGATTCCACGTACCTCTGACATTCTCAGGCTAAGCCACATGGCAAGCATCGCCGGCAATTCGATGTCTGTGCCTTTTATCGCATCTGCAATCTGCTGTGGGGTTGGCAGATCCTTTACTTTATGCTCTTTTGCAGGCAAAGTTGTGTGAAACACAAAATCAGGCATATACATTGCTACCGATGCCGTCAACAAACCATGTGCATTCCGTACTGATTTCGCAGATAATGTCTTTGCTGCTTCATTGATAGCTGCCTGTACCATCAGATTCGTGATCTTCGATAATGGTACATTCATCAATTCTTGCAATTGATTTTTTCGGATATTTCGATATCCTGCAATTGTTGACGGAGATAATACCCCGTCTTTGTTGGCAATATAGCCATCAATTGCATCTCCAATTGTTAAGTCCTTAGGTTTCCCTTTTCGCTTCAGATTGTATTCAGCGGCTAAAAATTCCGCTTCTTTTTTTGTTCTGGCTGTAAAAGATTTGTACAGCTTTTTCCCATTGCTGTTCTCGCCAATGTATAACCGCACACGCCAGTTACCAGACGGCAGTTTTTTCGCTGTTGCCACTAAAGATTCCTCCTTGACAAGAGGAAACAAATGTGGTATAATAATATTGTTAAATTATACTTTTTGTTCCCTTTTTATACCATCTGTTGTGCCGCAACAGATGGCATTTTTATTATATCATAGTTTTTTTGCTAAATCAAGAAAAATATGATGCACAAAATAGCCGACCATTGATTGCTGATCAGAGGTCGGCTATTGTTATTTTTTAGAGTTTTTCATCTATGCTTTTTACGTGATTCAAAATTTGCTGTAGTGTGTCATCATCACTGGTATCTTTTTTAGTGTCTAAAGTGCCATTTTGAGTGTTCTCTGGAGTGGTTGTTGCATTTTTTGCAAATCCATTCAGACCAGCGTTTTTGATGATTGTTGGGTAATCTATGTAGCATTCATCTAAATCAACGTCCCCGTTAATACCGCTGATCGTTCCGCATCCCTTTTGCCAGATGCCATAATTGCCGGAATAACCGCATTCGCTGCTATAATCTGCACACCAAACTGTATACCGATTTCGCACCGATTCAGTGACATAATTTTCAAGGTAAAAGGTAGAGCAATACAAACCGGCATAATAGCCAGCCTGCTCCAATGTGCTGCAAAACGCTTCAACCATTTCGCTACAAACCTGTTTTCCAAGAGCAAATTGCTTCTTTTCTTCCAAATCGAAATAAATTGGATATGCAAACTGCTTCCCCTGTAGAACTTGCAAGCAGACACTTGCTTCCTGCCTTGCCTCTGCTGCACTCGTGGCATAACTATACCAAAACGCACCGCAGGGAATACCGCTTTTCTGACAACCAGCATAATTCTCTTCAAAATAATCATCAACCTGATTCTTCAAGATCTTTCCGAATCCGGCACGAATCAGAGCAAATGAAACTTTTCCAGACGCTTTTACTTTTACCCAATCAATTTTCTGCTGGCAGTATGATACATCAATCCCATAGAGGATATTTTTTGCAGATGTCAAACCAAAATACTTGTAAAAATCATCTGTAATCGTGCCATTGCCCTTTGTTTCATCCCCAAGCCAGCGGTATCCTGTCCGCACATCCAGATGCGTGTACTGATAACTACTTGTGATGTTAGCAATACCGCCAAAGCCTAAATCCTGAGCCTTGCAGCACACCGTCTTGCTGCTAATCGGCTGCCCGTCCTGCCCGTAGCAACAGACATCCGCAGCAGTGCCTTTGGTATGCTGGCCACTGCTCGTACCGCCAACCGCCTTGTCGTGCTCTGGGCAGCGGTAGCCGCTTGTCACAATGATTTTGCTACAGTTTAGGGTGGTATAGAGATCTTCCAGTTTGTCAACCAGTTCGGACGCAATCAAAGTTTCATGGTTATTTCCGCACTGACACCGAAATTCCCTGACGTTGAAATGTGGGGAAAGTTGGGTACTATCGTTATAATCATAATGATTGATTGGCATAATATCATCCTTTCACAAAAAATATTTTTATAAAAATTTGAAAAAACACTTGACAACCACCTTTTAATGTGGTATAATAATATACAGAAAGGGGGTTAGAAAGCATTGGCAAAACAAAAAAAGAAGCCTACCAAACGGCATAAATCAAAAACTAAGATTGATGTCAGCAATCTTTTGATTAGTGCGTTGGTAGACTTCACAGTCGGATTTCTGTTAATACTGATTGATAAAATCATAGGATAACAGAAAGGGTAGCATAGAGCGGAAAATTTCCGCTCTCCCTGCTACTCACCATTGTATCATAAAAGAAAGCCAATGTCAACACAATGGGAACACTTACAAAATTCGGTTGCTTACTCATTTTATTTGGAATTGTAAAGTTGACGCTTTACTTTTACCAGAAAGGAAAGAAATGAACCTGAAACAAATTCGAGCACAAAAAGGGTTAACGGTTCAGCAGTTGGCAGATTTGGCGGAATTGCCAAAACGAACAGTTGAAAACATCCTCAGAAATGGGGATTGCCTCGTGTCTAATGCTATCAAACTCGCTGATGCCCTTGGTGTCACGCTGGATGAACTTTGCAGAGACAACCCAGAACAGACCGAAACCGAATAACCCGATGCCGTCCGGCAGCTTTTCCGCTGCTGGGCGGTTTTCTTATTCAACTACAATTGTTCTGATTTCATCGAGATTGTAAAAACCAATCCAAGCTTCATTTTTTATCACAATAAAAAACTTTCCATCATAGGTGTAGTCATCCCATTCACTTTTCTTCCACTCAGCAAATTTTCCATCTTTCATCGTAACTGTGATTGTTTCATATTTATCTGGACAAGGAGGAATGCAATTTGGCATTGGTGGATGCGTTTCAGAAATCAATTTCTTCAACCCTTTCCCTGACAAAATATCATCATATTTTATTAGCTTTCTTCTATTCATCGTTCAACCTCCGGCAGCCCTGCCACGGATGTCAAAACAGACAACACCCCAGCCAGCAGAGCCGCACTGCCCACGGCGATCCAGTTGACATCCTGCATCACAGCAGCTACGCCAATCGTTGCCACAGCAGTCTGTGCCATAGTTTTCACGGCTCTGACTGCCGCTGCCTTTGCCCAAAGTTTCCAGTTTCTCATGTTATGCTCCTTTCTCGGTTGGCAGTGCCATAAATTCTTCGTGCAAGTGTGTCATTACACCATTTCCACCAAGTTCATGGTACTGCTGATACATGTTTTCATAGTTTTCCTTTGCATAGATGGGTGCAAAACCTGCATCAATGTACTTGTTATAGCAGTGCAACATCCTGTCACGGAGCAAGGCTTGTACACCAAATTCCAGTGCCTTTTGTCGCATTTCCTGTTCTTTCATTCGGGATAAAATCGCTCTTGTTCCAATTCCAAGAATCCCAGACGCACTGATCACAGATAAAAGGATTGTAATAATACTGCTCAAAAAATCCACTCCAGTCCACTTATGATGAAATTTTCAGAATCTGAATCACAATCACATCGTCTTTATTTGCTGTATTAAAATCGACATATGTAATCGAAAGGTCTTCTGAATACCGCAATGTATAATCTACATTTCGCATCATTCGCAATCCATTTCGGTATACATTCATAACCACTGTTCCTGCAATTTCATCATCTAACGAATATCGGTCGTTTGATATCTGAATGCTACCAGCGGCGTTTTTGTCAATATATTGTCTTATATCCTCTAACAATTTGATTTTGTTTTGTTTCTTGTCATTCCACCAAGCATTAAAGTCAACCTCTAAAGTTTGTAATTCTGTTTTAGAATCAGTCAAAAACTTGTCAAACTGTGTCTGCTGTGTACTTAGAGCAGTATCAATCTGACTTTGTGCATCTGCTACAAATTTATTTGTTTTTGCCTGTGCATCTGTAACAAATCCGGAAATTTGTGTCTGTGCATCCGCCACTGTTGCAGTAATTTGACTTTGTGCATTTGTTGCAGCTTCCTGCACGACATTCACAATATTTTCCGTTCCTGTGATGCCGACTACATACGGACAATTCGCAGCTCCACGATTATCGTTTACGTTTTCGGCATTGATAACGGTTGCCTGTGCAGGTACATACACATAAGCAAGCACAAACAACTTTGCGGAATCAGTGTCCGGAACATCTGGTTTTTGCGGATCAGCTGCCGGTGTCCCTTTATGTACATCAATATAGCCGTTTCTGTATGCTTCATCCAGATTGACCGATACACAAACTGCATCCCATCGAGGGTTCTCGCTGTCTGCCGCATCAATCTCGACTTCCAGAATATCCGTATTTCTCACATACTTATTTAAGATTTTTGCTCTGCCTGTGTCAACCTGAACGCCCATCGTAGACCCATCGGCAAAAACTCTAAATTCTTTTCCAATGCCTGCATAAATCCCGTCAGAAATCAATCCTTCGAAATAATCTGAAAAATCATCTGCCCCATACAGGCGGTCATGATTGATACTGTCATAAAATCCACTTTTTATCATGATTTCATCTCCCAGTCTGAAAATGTTGGCGTTACTCTGTAACCGTTTTCGTCATCCGCTTCAATTACTTCCAAAACTCGTGCATTTGCTTTCATGCCGTATTCATTTTCAATGCTTACAAGGTCGCCTAAATTCCAATCCCGGCGGTATATAAATTGCAGTGTTGTGTCCACTTCTCCGGACAGTCCCTCAATGATGCCAGTTTCAAACAGCTTTTCTTTTCCACGCTGTCTTAAAAGTATCCCATATTCAGCAGCAGTGTAATATGTACCATCATCTTTTTTCATTCTTAGGTCACGAGCATCCACAAAAATTTCCCGGCGGTCTAATTGCTTCGGAACATTGTGTTCATCGGCAGAGTTCCACGTCTTGTGCGTCCAAATAACTGATCGGTCAGCACCTTCCCCTTCTCCGGCAATAAAAGCCATCGTTTTATTATTCTCATCGTCCAAAACATATTGGCTATTGATTAAGTTGTAGTATTTCGGCGAAAAAATAACAGGGGTATTTTCCTTTTGGTCAAATGTCCGATCAACGCCTTTGTAACATGTAAAATTAAACCCATCCTTTTTGTCTGTAAAAACAAATCTAAAACTAAATCCATACTGTTTGCAGATGCTGAAAATAGCATCAAGAAGATTCTGATATTGATATATATTCCAATAAAGATATCCTTCTTCTTGGTCGAGTGTCACACCATACAAATCTTTTATAATGTCAATTTCACGGTCAGCATATTTTGCAGCCATGCCTTTTGCTTCCAAATTAATCAGATTGCAGCACAATGCTGATGGAGAACTTGCAGCGAAAGAGCCGGCATTTGCAACGACCCTATAGGATAAGATGTTTTCAACGCCACGTCCGGAAATAATAAAATAGTTCCCGTTTTCTGCATCTGTCTTGATTTCGATGTGTTCAATCATCATCGTGTTTTCACAATCTTCCCGAAAAACGTAAAATCCAATCTGCAAGTACTGTAGTAAATCTGGATCAGCTGGAACGTATAGCTCAAAATCCCCAACATCCCAGTAACGCCGTGTCCAAATCAGGGAACTATATTGATCAATTACAGCAACTCTTTGAAAAGTTTGATTCAATATGTACAATTCCAAGCCATCATACCCCCAGTAATAACTTGTCAACTGTGATAGTAACAAGCAGATTTTCCGGCTTTTCGTCTGCCCCATAGGTAAGACGATTCTTTCCAGGCAGCAGCTGCACCCACTCAAAACTTTCATCCATCGTGTTCAAAATATTTTTGGTTGTTCCATCCGTAAATGTCTTTACAATCGATAAATGATGTTTGTTGGTGTTTACTGTAATTTTTTCGCCTTGATTCAGCGTTGTTTCTGTGCCTGTCAGCTTCATGGTTTGATTGGATGTCAAATTGGTTAGCCATGGTCTGGATGTGATTTTTCCAATTGCCTTAAATTCAACCACCATTCCCGTTGACACCAGTCCGGCATTGATAATACCAGATGTGCTGTAATTTCGTTCAGAAACGGGAATTGGTTCACCAATATTGATGGAAAATGGAAATTCAAAACGGGCTTCTGATACTGACAAAACCAACGTTTCTTTCTTTGCACTTCTAAAATATGGGTCATTGCAAATAATGGATACTTGTGCAGCTTCATTGTTGCTGAACAGGTCGCATTCAAATGTTTCCACATATCCATCAATGTAGACATCATGCAGCCCATTCCGGAAATAGATCCGGACGACTTTTCCCAGCGGAAAATGTTCGTATAAAGCATTCCGGTTTTGCTCCACGTCTGGAAACATCTTGATATATAGCACAATATTTCGCTTGTTGATTCTGCCAGAGTTATAAACCTCTCCGTCTACGTTGGCAATTGTGCTAAAATTCAGCGTTGCTCCGGGTGGGGCTAATCCATCTATTTTATAAATGCAAAAATTAGCGTTATTTGTAAAATCAATCGTTTTTGTTTTGACGAAATACAAAAAAATCACCCCTTTGCATTCAGCAGATTTTTGGACTGCCTGTAAATATCATACCGAGATAGTGCCTTTGGGCTGTTGTTTGTCTGATTAAAGTTATAATTGTTGACAACTTGCGTTGTTCCAGCCGCTTTGGATGTGCCTGCTCCAATATTCAAATCGCTGGAAACGTTTGCAATCGCAGATTTCGCAGCCTGTAGCGTTTTCTGTGCAGATTTCTGCATCGCATTCACAGCGGTCTTTGTTTCATCTTCGATACCCTCTGCCATGCCCATCGGCAAGAATTTACCAATCTGATCCGCCATGACTTTAGACGGAGAATTGATGTCAAAGAAACTTCTCAGCCCATCTAAAACACCCTGCCCAAATCCCTGAATTTTATCCCAAATCCAGCCTGCCATGTCATTGATCCCATTCCATAAGCCTTCCACAATATCAGAACCAATGCTATAGATTCTATCTGGCAAGCCGCTAATGCCATCTACAATGTTATCCCATAAATTCTGTGCGGCTTCGCTCGCCTTGCTACCAAGATCACTTGCAAATGTTGTGACTTTTCCAATGATGTCTGTCAGCCAGTTCCAGAATTCGCCCGGAAGTTCCTGTATTTTCGTGGCGATGTTATCAAAAAAGCTACTCGCTGCTTCGCTGGATTTCACTTGCATTTCAGCTGCCCACGTTATAACATTGCTGATTACATTTGTCAGCCATTCCCAGATTCTTCCCGGCAGTTCTGAGAAAAACTGCACAATGGAGTCAATGATTTCCGGAATTTTTTCTGTTACAAAGGTTTTGATATTCTCTGCCCATGTCAAAATTGTTCCGATTGTCGCACCGATTGCATAACCAATCTTATATGGCAAATCGCTGAAAAATTGTACAATCCCGTCAATGATTTCTTGTACCTTCTGGTCAAAGGTCAATTTCATTTCAGCTGCCCATTCAATGATTTTCCCCGGCAGCTGTTTCAGAGAATCAACAATAGCTTGTATAAATCCTTGCATGGACGTTTTCGCATTCGTCCCTAAATCAGAAAACCATTGCTTGATACTTGTCCAGACCTCTGATAATTTCTCGCCGATTTTCTCCGCAAGCGGTGTCAATCCCTCTACAATTGCATCTAAAATTTTCGGAATTGCAGCAACCAAAGCTGCCAGAACTTTTGGAATTGCCTTTACAATCGCCATAAAAAGCTTTACTCCGGCAGAAAGAATCTTTGGGGTTGCATTGGTTAGGAATTCTGTAATTGCAGCAATAATGTCCGGTAATGCATCAACAAGGCTCTGAATGATGTCCGGCAGAGCATCCACCAACGCATTCAAAAGTTCGGTTGCAGCATTTAAAAGCTGTGGATAGCATTGTGCAACAAAATCCACAATTGAGCGAATAACATCCGGTAATGCAGCAGTCAGCCCCTGAACAATTTCCGGCAATGCAGCAATCAAACCGTTCAGCATGGTTTTAGCTGCTTCTAAAATTTGCGGTGTTGCTGCGGTCAGCCCATCCACCAAAAGAGGGATCAAAGATAGTAACTGATCCAGTAAGCCCGGCAACGCTTGCACGATTGTATCAAAAAGCGTGGTAATTCCGCTTAAAATCTGTGGTGTTGCATTTACCAGCATTTCAATAAGAGCCGATATAAGTTCGGTCACGGTTGTTCCAAGGTCTAATTCTTTGAGTGCAGTAACAAGCCCTTGAAATAACTGCATCGCAGCACTTAAAAGCTGCGGTGCAAGTGTAATGATTTCCTGTGCAAGCTGTGTAATAATGGTTGTAAGACTTGTCAGTAATTGCGGTGCAACGGTTACAATTCCTTCTGCAAGCGTCATGACAATTTCTCCGGCAGCAGCTAAGAGTTCTCCAGAATGCTCTGTGATACCGTTAAGAATGCTCTGAATAATCTCCACGCCGATATTTGCAACGGTCGGCAAAACGCTGGTAATGGTTGTTGTTAAGGTTGTCAGGATATTTCCGACAGACGATCCAATCTTTTCGCCTGCTCCGTCTACGCCATTGGTCAAATCCATAAATGCACTGGCAAGATTTTCAACATCCGGAACAATTTTGGCAAGCACCCCAGATGCAAATGTGGTTAACATGGCAAGCACTGGCGTGAACGCTGTGCCAATTTGGGCAATGGAGTTCTTCATGTCAAGTTGAGCAGCGTTCAAGTCCATAACAGCCTTGTTGTTTTTCTTGTACTCCTCCCCAAGGTCACCATATAACCCATCAAGAGTATCAACAATTAGCTGCTGCCGCTGCTGTTCATCACCGCAAGCTGCCAATTTGGCATTAAAATCATCTTCGTTTTCACCTGCCCAGTTCAGAGCATCCGCCAAATTCCCTGTAACCTGCCCAACCTTTGCGGTTTCATTGACAGATTCCGCCAAACCGTCAAGCGGTATCGAATCGCCATATTTCGCCCAAATACCAGCTGAACTATTGAGCAGACTATTCAGGTTCTCTGTGCTTGTCCCCATCGCCATGAAATTTGATACAGTGGTATTTGCAGCGGTTTCATCGCCCAAAACACCATACATGTCCTCAAACATTTTTCCGGCTTTTTCGCTGCTGATTCCGGCAGATTCTGCGGCAGAATTCAGCTTTGCCATGTTATCATTAAATTCCTTGCTGCCCTCTGTTGCTGCAACTAAGCCTGCTCCCAGCCCTGTCAGAGCCGTTCCCAGTCCAGTCAGAGCCGCTTTTCCAAGAGATGCAAGAAATTCTTTTAACTTGCCGCCGGATTTTTCTGCTTCATCGCCGGTATCTTTGATTTCTTTGTTTGCATCGTCTAAAGATTTTTCGGCTTTTTTAGCAGAATCCCCCGTTTCATCCAGCGTGTTGTCAAAGGCATCTGCTGCACTTTCAGACGATTTCAGATAATCCTTATTTTTCTTTAGGTCATCTGACAAATTGGAGATTTCCGCACCAAGGCGTTTTGCTTCATCTGATTCTTCCCCGTACTTTATGACAGCGTTTGCATGTTCCTGCCGCAGGGACTTTAGATCCGATTCCTGCTGTTTGATTTCATTTGATAACTTGTCGATAGCACTAACATTTTCATCCAACGTGTTATCAAATGCATCTGCCGCCTTTTCAGCAGCTTCAAAAGATTTTTCAGTAGATTTTAAAGTTTGCTGGTTTTGGTTTAAATTATCTGACAATTCAGAAATTTGTCTGCCAATTGTTTCTGCTTCATCTGAAAACTGCCCATATTCCAAAACAGCACTTGCATATTCTTTCCGAAGATTTTCAAGATCTGTTTTCTGCTGCTTGATCTTATTCGTCAAATTTTCCATGACGATAGCACAGCCTGATTTGTTCGACAAATCATCCAACGTATTGTCAAAACCATCTGCTGCTTTTTCAGCATCTTTTAAAGACTGCTTGTTTTGATTTAAATCATCTGACAATATAGAAATTTGCGTGCCAATTGCTTCCGCTTCATCTGAAAATTGCCCATACTCTAAAACAGCACTGGAATATTCTTTTCTTAATGTCTTTAGATCCGATTCCTGCTGTTTAACTTCACTCGACAGCTTGTCAAACGCACTTACAGTTTCTTCTTCTGTGTTTGCAAGTTCTTCTGCTTGCCTTGCAGCTGCTTCGGCTGCCTTGCCCATCTCGTCCAGTGTGTTGTTATGCTTTGCAATCTCAAATTCATTTCCCTTAATAGCAGCTTTTAAGCTGTTCATCCTGATCTGCATATTCTGTGCAGCCTCAGAATTTTCGCCCTCACTTTGCACAATCTCAGCAAGTTTCTTTTCATATTCCGACAGAATTGTGGAATAACTTTCGTTTACGGTCTTTAATTGTGTGATTTTTGCAGTTAGTCCATCAGCAGAATCGCTCCACTTGTCCATTCCAGCAGTCGCTACTTTGAACTCTGAGTTTGCAAGAGCAATTTGTCGGTTTGCTTCCTGCAAATTGCTTTTCAGCTCCGAAATATCAACTTTAAATTTCGTTGTTGTTTCTTTCGATTTTGCCATTCCTTATCACCACCATTAAAACCAATTGTCCCTTGCCGGTCGCATCATGCGAGCAGGCTTTTTCTTTTGCTTGCTATGTTTCACTGTACGCTTCATCAGTAAAATTACTTCGTGAGCAGGATATTTCCGCACTTTAATCGGATCTAAACCGCCGAATCGGTCGCATAAACTCACAGTAATATCAAAAAATGTATCATATAAGGACAGCTTTCCGCCGCCCATCATCAGTTTCCCTGATTTTTTCCGTTGTCCAATGTCTTAATTTCAGAAAAGCAATACTTGATTGCCTGAATAAAAATCGGTACCAATTCGCTGACCTTTGTCCGGCGAATCTCTTCTTCTGTAACACCTTCAAAAATCTGCATCAGCAGTGGTTTCAGCTGCGGCAGCAATTTCAGAATCATTCCACCGACTGCCGCTTTATCATCCACCTTGTCCAGATCTACACACTGTACAAGGTCTTCCATCGTGCCCCACATCAAGTCAAACTGTGTCGCTGTGTAAGTCTTTTCCAATGTTTTCCCAGTCTTATCATAAATTTTCAGTTTCATATCCATTATCATTTCCTCCGTTTAAAAATAGGCACCACACAATGTGGTCGTGCAGTGCCTAAATAAAATATCAATCTGTGTAAAGTTTACGCTGTCTTCGCTGTTACATCAGTCGGTGTCATAACCTTTGTGAACCATTCGTCCAAATTATCAGCCCGTGCATAGCGTTCATCGACCACAATACCAGTAATAGATTCTGTTCGCAGTGCGGTCTGTGCACCTTCTACTACAACGGTTGTATCGTCTCGATACGCAAATTTATGAATGGTGCTGATTGCAGTATAGGTCAATTCTGTATTGGTTGTGTCAATGCTGTCAGATTCGGTGTTGACTTCTTCGGATGGAATTGCAAATACGCCCTTGTATTTCCATACAAACCGCCAGAAACCATCTGTTCCCTTTGTTTTGTAACCAATGCAGAACTGTTTCGGTCTGGTTTCTCCTTCAATCAGCATGCCCTTTGTTGCATCAAATGCCTGTCCAGTAATGTCCGCCAGCAATGCCAACTTCAACGGTGCAACCGTAAGTGTAAATGTTTCCGCACCCTTTGCAGCGATTACAATCATGCCCTTGTTATCGTAGAAGTGCGTTTCACTGGAAGTTTCCACTTCTTTTGCAATTGTCGCAACATACGCCAACCGCTTTGGGATCGTAGTAGTAAATTTTTCCTCACTGTCTTCCAAGACCTGTGCATAATACAAATCCTGTACGCCACGGAATTCAAAAACGCTGTCTGCCATAGCTTAAACCTCCTCGTTGTTTCCACGGATTTTGAGAATCTGCACAGAAATGCCTCGCCCGATGTGGGTATCCAAGTCACTAACCGCATCGTAAGCATCGCCCCATGCTTCAAATCCATTCTTTTTTAACTTTTCAATTGCTTGCCGCAGAACGTCATAGCATTTTTCCGGTTCAACGGCATAAAAATTGACATCATAGGTGTATAATGTCGCATATTCCTGATTGTCATAAGCACTATTCAAATCGCCAGAAATCTGCCAGAAGGTAAAAAATGCATCTGGATACGGTTCATCTTCCAGCAAACTTCCCTGCCGCCGAACCGGATACCCGAATTCTGATAATAGTGCAATCAAACGGTCTTCCATTGGTCACCCCATATTCCGTTCAATCCATTTTTCAATGGCTTCTCTTTGCAAATAGGTAATTGCGATTTGCGTTTTCCTGCCATAAACAGCATCATACAGCCCCGGAACGGCTGCCATTGGCGGTTCGTGTCGAGGTGTTCCATACATCAGGAAATTAGATACCAAACTTTCCGAAAGGTCAAATCCGATTTTTATTTCGCCAGTAAAACCTTCCCACGCAACCGTAAAATTCTTGTCCAGTGTTGCTTTCGTGTCCCCTGTCCAGAACTTTCCCTTTGCTGGCATGTTGGCTTTTCTCATAATCGCAGTGACTTGCTCATTGACGTATTCTTTGGATGCTTTCAGGGCGGCTTCTGTCGCTTTTTTCAGCCCTTCTTCCCCTGCTGCCCGGTCAATGCTCTGCATGAGTTCCTGCCAGCCGGAAAACTGTAAGCCGATTCGATTCTTCTTCCCCATGATTATGCACCTCCGGAAACAGCCCTGATTTTGAATTTCAAAATCTGATTCCGCATATTAATGTTTTCCGGTGTTCCAATGACTTCATAGGTTTTTCCGTCTGCATTCTGAATCCGGCAGTCTGCTTTGATATCAGGTCGATACCAAGTTTCAATGACTGCGGTATCTTCAATGGTGATCACATCATTATTCGTGCGTTCTGTTCCGCCGAATGTTTTAAAAGATGCATAAAACAGAATCCCAGTTTCTGGATAAACTTTTTTTGTTATGCCCTTTATCAGTTTTGTCTGCGGAATCAGCAGCCATAATGGAACAACAAACGGCTCATTCGGTCGATAATTTGACAATTATGCATCTCCCTTCTTGTAGATCAGCTGGATTGCACGCTGAACAAAATACTGTGATAATTCCGCCGTGCCCATCCCATAATTCCATAGGTCAGAAACACCACGGATAATCACACCGACAGCCTCCGGACTGTTTACGACCGCATCCGAAACGCCAGCATCCAGCAAAAACGCTTTTACATCATTGATGTAGGTTTTCAGCGTTTCATCCTGATACGTCCCCGTGATATTCAGACCGATTTTCACTTTTTCCAACAGTTCTTCGGCTGTCATGTGATTCACTCCTTACTTTGCAGACTTCTTCAGCACGAATACAGAATTGACATCCAGCAGCTTGCCGTCCATAATGCAAAGTCCCTTATTGTACCATACATTCTTTTCATCGCTAAACCACCGCTTAAATGCCAGCTGCAAATTGGTGTTGATTGCATAATCATTCGGGCGGAAGTAAATTGCGAATGCATCCCCGTCCGCTGCTGCATCAAAGTCTTTCATGATGTCTGGTTCTACGAGGATGACTTCCCGTCCCGCAAACTTGCCGGATACTGTACCATTGACCGGATCATATGTTTCCATGTAAAGTGGTCTGTCGTTTGCGTCCTTCAACGTCATGATCTGAGATTCAAACGTTGCAGCAGTCATTACCAGAATGCCTTCCCCACGATAAGCCAGCGGCACCTTTGCAAACAGCTTTGTTCTCCACTTTGTCCAGTCTGCAAGCTCTGCCACAGTAAAGGTGATCTTGTTTTCTGCCTTTACCCGTGTATCGTTGAGAATGCCCATCGGCTGACCGCTGCCAGTGCCGGACAAAATGACACGGTCAAATTCCCGTGCAAACGCTTCGGACAACAGCCGTGCCATTTCCGTTTCCAATGTATCCAACGTAACAACCTGAGAAAGCAAGGACTGAGAAAGACGTGCTTCCACAATGTGATAGCCGAAAGATACGCTGGTCTTGATTTTCGGAACTGCCTGTGTATCAGAAACAGTCGTTTCCGTAATCCAAGAAACCGTTGGAACCAGTTCTTCAATCGGAAATTCTACGCCGCCCTTAACATTCAGCTTCCGGACACGGTTATACAAGTTCCCATAGACTTTCAGTTCCTTGATAAACTCGTTCATGATGGTGTTCGGAATCACCTTGCCGACATCCGATGTAATCAAGGTTTCATCTGCACGCTTCTGGTAGTTCCATTCGCCGGTCTGCACATACTGCATAAATGCTTTCCGATATTCCATGGAATCCAGTGCATTTCCGGTTCTCTGTTCTCCCTGCGGATTCATTGCAAACGATGCAAGATTTCTTGCCTGCATCGGATTAAATGCAGACCGCTGTCCGGTTGCATCATCGTCTGTCTTGCCAGCAGAATCACTTCCAGCATCATCCTGATTATCGTCCTTTTCTGCTTCTTTCAGCTGTTCTTCTGCATCCTGTAATTCTTCTTTCAATGCCAACAGGGTCTTCCCAAGGTCTCTTACTTCCTGTGCATCTTTGGAAGTTTCAAGTTTTGCCTTGAGTGCCTCAATTTCTTTCTTTCTTTTTTCAATCAGATTTTTCAGAAATTTTTTCATATGCTCATACCTCCAGTAAATATTTCAGTTTCAGCTTTTCCAGTTCTACATCTTCACTGCCTTTGGAACGTGATTTTCTGGCATCTTCAACCGCTCGCTTGTCACGGGCGGA